CGCTCATATAGGCCACTCCCCGGCGATCTGTTTACAGAGCCGATTCCAACTCAAGACGTATTGTGCCGATGTGCCCTTGCCAGCTAACGTGTTGTAAATGCGCTTCCAGTAACGCGCCTGATCCCCAAGCGAATCCGCTATCGGGTGTGGATCGCGGGCATAATGCAGACGGCAAAAGAGCGCGCCGACCTTGTCATTGTCATCGAGGCGCAAGCCCCAAAATAGCGACTCCGGCGTTGAGCCAAACAGCCACGCGGTTGACGCATGCAGATCTGCGAATAGCCACTGTGTTGCACGCGACGCAAGTTCTGGGCGCCCGCGAAGCATATTCAATGAGTCATTAAACGAACCGGCTTCGATCTGCCATTTCGTGAAGCCGCCTATATCGCCAAAGAAAGCTGGGGTCCGCTGCCGCTCCCACTCGAATCCGCTCTCCTGTGCCGCCGTGCCGAGCAGGAGCCGTGCGGTCAGGTTTGCGTACCGCTCTGTGGGTTCGCGGGATCCGTAGATGCTGCGCGCGCAGGCCTGACAGATACGCCATAGACGGTCTGCCCTCTGCGAGACGCTTTCATACTCTAACGGATTCATCCCTCGCACTCTCCATCCGGTTTTCGATCCTCACTATGAGGTCGCTCAGATGGTTAATTTTCAACGCCGCACATACGCGGAGCATGGTCCGCAAATCCATCTGTTTGACACCGCCCCGGAACAAGGTCCGCAATGTGTTCTCTGTCGTGTCCGCCCGCCCCGCGAGTTCTGATAACCGCAACGGCTCGCGGGTTTTCTCGTGCCGTGCCGCCCGCCAGCATGATCGCAACTCGCGGCCTAGTTCCTCACAGAAGGTCTGGATCTGTTTCTCAGTCATGATCCGATTATACCACAACGTTTTCAAAAAGCAAGCAAAATATTGCGCCTGACTCGGCGGGTCATTTTGTGATCTCCACATGGCTTGTGTTTGCGTTAATTTCAGTACGAATCGCAAATCCTAATCCCGCGATAATCGCGGCAATGATAACGCCCGCCAATACGCGGCGAATCAGAGTTCCCCAGCTACGTAAAATGTCCAGCACTTGATCCACCTTGTAGGCAAGTACGTTATGTTCGGGGCAAAAGTTTATTGGACGGGCGGCAAGTCTGTTGTCAATTATCTTTTCCAGTCGGTCTATGAGCCGGTCTTCTTCGTGTGCGATCATGACTCGGTTTTCCATGCGTGCAGCATTATAGGCTTTCCGTCCGGCAATTCATAGCCCACCAAACTGAACTTATAGTCAGGCACGAGACTGGTTAGAAACGAGACCATCTCTGAACAGTCATTCGTTTCATGGTAACACGTTACGGCGAGTCGTGGGCCATATCGTCGGATCGTTGTCGCTGCTCCTCGGAGCAATGCCTGTTCGCTTCCCTCAACATCGGCCTTGATAAATGTTGGATGAACATGCAACGTCTCGCAGACGTGATCGATAGTGTCAACACAAACCTCGGCGCCTTCTTGGCCGTCCGATAGCGCCGATGAAATTCCACGGTTGAACAATCGCCCGGTTCCTACAAAATCAGAAAGCGCGCAGGGCAGCACGGTTACATCAGAGCGGCCTTGAAACGTTTTCTCAAGCGCGGACTGATAAGCGGGCAGTGGTTCAATCGCGTAGGTGTGCGTCGCACGCGTATGATGTAGGAGCGTAAACAAGCCCTCTGCTGCACCACAGTCGAAGACTACATCGCCAAATCCGATCCGGGTCTCCGGAAGTTCATAACCGTGCCAGTGCCACCAATAGCACTGCTCCACGATGATCTGCCGGAGCATCTCGATGTCGTGACTCGACGGGACATAAAGCGCGTGTGACGCACCACGTATCATGACGCGTACGATTCCGAGAGCACTGCATTCGCGAATCGAAATGATCTTCTGTTCTGCAAGCCATCGCCAGGGCGGGCAAAAAACATTCGCCGCCCACACCCAGGGAGACCCTCGAAACGATCGGTGCTTAATCGTTTGGCGTATCAACTCAAGACGACGGCGAATCATGGCCTGCTCACATTCACGACCGCGCGCCGTATGCTCGTGTTTGCGCACAAGTCGGATGCCATAACATTCAGGATGTAGCGTCCAGGCCGATCCATGTCAAGGTAGCCGAACACGAAGCACGGAACCTCACCCGCGGGCGAGGCATTATCCGTGGCGCGAAACTCCGGCCTTGGAGCCCCGCGCGGAAGTACGATGTACAGCGGCGCCTGGAGCCGCACGCACAGCCCGCGCTCAGGCTGGCAGAATGTATCAGGCGCGCCGCCCGCAGGGAACCACGGCGACAGCGAGACGATGATTGCCACACACGTCAAGCTCACTTGCTCACCTCCATCATGCTCACCTTCATTTCCGCCACGGGGGCGGGTTTAAGCGCCTCGCGGAGCGCCGTCACAATCAGGTCGGTTTCGGGCACGCACTCCTGAACCAGTATAGCGAGCGCGCGGATCTTGGCCTCTTTCACCTGCGCTTCATTTGGCGGCGGCATAAGCGTTTCCTCGATGATCATAAGATCCTTTTGGGGCAGCAGCGATTCCAGCATGCGAACAACGGCGTCGCTGTTATTCATGAACTTGACGCGCACAAGTTCGCGCTTGACGAATGGCATGATATTCTCCTTATGGTTTCTTCGTCCAGGTGGAACCGATGTCGTATAAAACAGGACAGGCGTCGCCCATAGTAATACCGCTGCTCGATGGATTCGTCGGGGCATTACTTGCTGATAGATTGCTCGACACAGCAGCTTGTACGTATATTCCATCCTGGACTACAGTGAAGTAAACCCTTTGCGGATCGCTATGCACGTTAAAGATTGCCTCGCCAATTGTTATTGATAGATCTAGCGGAGTGTCGGAAACGTGTCCCGTCAGGTAAACAGAAGCCTTCATAGGTATTATTCGAAGGGTAGACGCAGCAATGCGAAACCCAGGGTCTCCCTCAACTCGCTTCGCGGAATAGGGGACGGACGACCCAGAAGCACTAGCATAAACTAACCATTCCGCCTCTTGGTCGCTCCAAGTATCCGGAGCGGCATTTGCAAATACTGTCGCCCATAAAGATCCACCCGCAAAACCAATATATACTTTCGTGTTATATGGACGGGAAACGCCATGACCTACTATACATATTACATCAATTGCTTCACGGATCTGCTCATAGATCCGCCCGTCCTGAATCCGTGAGAATGTGAGCCAAGACGATCCATAGGAACCGATAGACAAGAGGGACGCGAGTGTTTCATAGCGAACCGTCGGTGGCCACGCGTCCCCGACATAACAATCAGAAGCCACGAGCAGTGCCGCGATCTTCGCCCGCAACGCCGTCACAGCCGCGACGGCCTGCGCAAACGTCAGTCCCTCGCCGGTCTCGAATGCCGCAACGTAAGCGAGGTCCGTGATCGCGATCCGCTCATTGACCCCGATGCGCAACTCTTCCAGAATGTCGGGCACAGCGGTCAACCAGACTGTACTGCTTTCGTCTGTGCTCCGGTAGACACCCTCGCCGTTCCCGTAATTATCCCACGCCATGATGGCTCACTCCAAGAAGTTGATGCATTGCCATGCGCCCCATCCTGACAAATTATAGTACCGGCCCGTGTCAGTCACGTAGCCGAGCAACGGCGGGACAAGCCCTTCATCCGCGATCTTTGCGTCAAGCGTGGCCTTCGTTGCCGCCGTGATAAAAAAGCTGCCAGCGCCCGCCTTCGTCCACACCGGCGTCTGCGTAATCGTGATGTCGATCCAACCCTCAAACGCTATCGTCTCGCCGTCACGGATAAGCTCGGACGCATTCATTTCCTGCTCTTCGCCGAGGGTATCGAGAATGACTGAGAACGCGCGGTAGCCGCCCCCTGATATAGGAGCGGGCAATGCTATGTCGGAGTACGCTACCGTACCGCTGCCGGGAACGTACTCCTTATAATCCCCTGCGTGGCCGGTCTGCACCGTGACAAGGGCCGGAACATCAACTGGAATTGTCGGGTACGATTCCGTGAACGTTATGGTGCACGTCTCATTGTCGATATCGGGAACCTTGATCTTGAGCGGTGAAAAGACAACTATCCGCCCCTCTTCGACGCCGCCGGTCATGATCAGATATCGCACTCGGCACCTATTGACGGCCCCATAGGTGTAGTAAAGGCCGTTGTTCGGGTCTTGCGTTACGATGCCTAGACCCATCCCGGCAGCGGGTAAACCGGCGGACGTAGCGGCCTCGTAAACGGGCAGCACTTTCGCCCAGCCGTCATCAGTTGGCCCGTCCGCGTCGTAAAACGCGATCTGCCCGCCCGTGCTGGTATCTAACTTGATATCCCCATCGCGTGGTGTTTTGTTAAACGATTCAGGATCGCGATGCACAACTTCTGCGTCATTTGCGAGTTTTGTCCAGACATTAGCCTCGACAATATCGTAATTCCCGGCATCAGCAGGCGGGGTGCCTACTACCCCAAGCGAATTTGCCGGGACGGTATTCGGATCTGGTAAGTCCGACACAGTATCGACTACATAAGTTAGGACCGGATACCAGGCCAGTTTTCGCCATTCCCTCACTGTGGCCCAAGATGTAACATCATAGGGGCCGCTACCGGGATTCGAAGCGACCATTCCCATTGCATTGTCGTCAACAGTTGTAACGTCAGGCAACGCCGCTACTGTATCCACGTCGTAAACCGTACCCAGTTTTCGCCATGCCCGCACTCGAACCGTTGACGGCCCACCCGGCGGTATGTCCATGTAATACAGACCAGCGCTATCCGGCGTGTTGGCCGCGGGAAGGCCTGTATCGGGGTCTGTGCCGCCGCTCACGCTTACCATCAGATCGCCCGGCTGTTCGCCCCCGGTCGGCGGCGTTATGCGCAGGAGTTCCTGCCACAACACTTCGCCCGTGGTGAGATCAACATATTGCAGTCGGCCCGTCTCCGGGTCTATCTGAAAATCTCCATGCCGTTCCGTGCCGGCCGTAACAGCGCCGTCAACGCGCGCAACGCCGGTGATCTCGCCAGACGCCATGGCCTCTTCAATGCGCCCCGTGTCATCCCGCTGTTCGATGCGCGCGATCCGGTCTGCGATTGATTTGAACAGGTTAGACAGCGTCTTCTTACGCCGCGCCAGGGTATAGGACGCAGGCAGCGGCGCATCAAGCCATTTGCGGATACTGAACACGTCGACGGATGCCGAAATGCCCAGGTCCGTGTCCGTAACCAATGCACGGGCGCCTATCGTCAGTGGCGCCCCAACGCCTATCGATTCGAGGTCCAGGGCGTTGATCGAGTATTCCAGCGCGGGCGTACTCACGACGGTTATCAGTTCATCGGCGTATGCGTCAAGCGTGGCCTGGTCTGTGATCGAATCGACGGTGACACGGCGCACGATGTAGGGCGCGCTGCCTACTGTTCGGACAGCGACAATCCGGGTAGCCTCCGACATGCCCGCGCCGTAGACGTACAGTTTCGTTGCGTATTCGGATGGATCGTGACGCCGTTCAAGCGTTTGCAAATTGTAGCCGAGCGCGATAGGGACCGCGCCGCTTGCCCCCAGCCGTTCAACCCAGATGAATTCACGACCCGGCGTAACGGTAAACTGCCCCTTCTGCCCGGATAGGTTGAACAATTCCCGGATGCAATCCATGAGGGGCTTACCCTCGAACAAGACCGCAACATCCGTACCGTCAAGCGGATCATAAACCTCGCCGCAAGCCACGGCCTGTGATGATTCCTGAAACTCTCCAAGCAGGTTAGCGACATGCTCAGGAATTGTAAATCCTATATTGTGCTCTGTTATCCATGCGATGATCTGCCAGAGGTACGTCGGATAAATCACGAGGATCGGGTCCGTGATATAGCACGGCCAGTAGAAATCGTGCTGCAAACCTACAAGGCGCTGAATTTCCGCATGAGTGGCATCCCCAACAGTATAGGACTCTGACCACGCCCATAACTTATCAAACATGATCTGCATCTGAATGGCAATTGCCAGCGTTTTCGGGCCATACATGCACGGAAACTTACTTAACATATCCCACTCTTCGGAAACACCAGGAACGGTATAGTAGTACGCCATGAATTCGTCAACGGCGTTCGTGATCACAGAGCGAACTGGGCCGTAGTACGTCACCCACTCTTCCTCAAATTGAGAGAGCAGGCCCCGTGCTGTGACATTGACGAACACACCGTTGCCGTCGCGCCTCACGGTCGGGATGATGTCAGTCAGGCGAAACCGCTGAACCAGTTCGCCGAATTCATTATAGAGGGACACGGTATTCGGGCGGAGCAGGCTTGCGGCATGGATCGCGTTGGCCGGATACTCGAACGTCAAGGAGTCGGCCTCGTTCAGGGTCTGTGTCCATGACGCGGATCGCCAGTAAGGGAGCACGCCGAAATTGTCAAGGCGGATATCGTAGTGGCCGGATGACTCTCTGCGGACAATGGTTTCGACAATGCCGTGACCGCCAAGGCCGGGATACAGGTTGACAGTAGCCATCTCTTCGCCGCCCGCGTATGGCAACCGGGCATCCGCGTAGGCTGTTGGATCGTCCTGGAAATCGTCGGGCGCAATGATAGTGCTGGTTTCGGGTTCGCCGAACCGTGAGCCGCCCAGTTTTCGTCGGCCTAGCCTCACGTTTGGGCCCCCACAACGTTACCGTCTGCATTCAATACCGGAATGGCCGTTGATTGCTTGAGCGTACCATCGTCTTCAAACCACAGGTAGTTCGCCGTTCCATTCCGGCTGTACATCTTGATATACCCAGCCGTGTTTCCGTCTGCACCGTGAAACAATAGTAATGTCCCGCGCGTTGTTCCGCTTATCCCGCTGATCAATACGCCATTATAACTATACAGTCCGGTACTGGCGGTAAGTATGCTGAAGTATCCTATGTTCGGCGTCCCACCGCCGATTATCGGCGGGATCGTCATAGTGCAAGACGATCCAATATTGATCACGTTGGCCACTGCTGTGGCCGTAACCACGCCCGTCACGCCGAGCGTTGTCGAGCACGTCACGGCCTTGGCCGCCAGCGTCGTGTTGTTTACCGTCATCGTACCCGTAGCCGCGCCAATGTTCAACGTCGTTGCTGCTGCGCCAAATGTAAATGTAGCGGGAGTAATCATGCTTGATGCGGCAAGCGTTACTATGCCCGTCAGCGTGCTCGTGCCATCCACGATCAGGTTATCCGTACCCGGATCGCTCGTGCCGCCGACGTGAAAGCCGCCAATTGTGGTTCCATAACCAGCAAGCGCAACCGTAGGATTGCTGAACGTAAACGTGCCCACCTCGGCGATATCCGCGCTACCCGCTGCGGGAGCAACGCCGAAGTTTGCGAAGGACACGAGACCTGCGCTGTTCTCGCGGTAGGTAACCCTAATTGCCCCTGCACAACTCGCGGGCCCATAGGCCCAAATCGCATATACGTTGCTGCCCATGTCACGCATCTTCACGTTGTAAGTGTTCTTCACTCCACGCCATGAGATATACGGATAATAACTCGTGCTCGTGGTATGAGCCACATAAGCGTCCGCTTGCCAACTACCATAAGCGGTCGAAAAGGAGCTAGCGTTAAACTCAATATGAAGCCCTGCCGCGTAATAATCGCCACCCGTAACCGTGATGGTGCAAATCTCGTACCACGCAGAAGCGGCAAAAGCCATGGCGCGGTCATAGTGTTTCAGAAGCGCCGCGCCGCTATTCCACTGGTACCCGCTCAACGCAAGCGTTGCGTTTCGTATAGTGCATGTGCCGGTTGTCATGCCGATAGTCAACGCCGTTGCCGCCGCTGCGAACGTGAATGTCGCGGGCGTCGCAAACGTCGCACCCGTCGCTTCAAACGTCGTGCCTTTGATCGTGTTCTGCGTGGTACCGCCGATTGCAGGTGGCGTCGTGAGATCGCACGACGTGCCTATGCGGATTGCATTTGAGGCGTGTGGCGCCGTAACCGCGCCGGTCAATGTCGATACATCGTCAACCGTCAATATGCCGTTGGTGCTAATATTGCCGTCAACCGTCAATGTGCCGTTGGTGCTGATATTGCCGTCGCCAGCAATCGTACATCCCGTATCGCCATAGCCGCCGCCGACAGCAAGCGTAGCCTGTTCAAGCGGATTCATCGCATCAATCACGTCCCGGATCTCCGTGATGTGCGCCGCAAAAAAATCCTGGACAACAGCATCGCCCGCGAAATGCGCCGCAGCCACAGTGCCATTTGCTCCGCGCCCGCCCGTGCATGTGAGCGTATCACCCGCGCGTGTGGCCACGTAGATTTGTTCGTATCCGACACGAACCCAGAAGTCCGCCGCGCTCATTGCAGTGCCGGGGTCCGAGGCGAGTACAATCGTTTCAGTCGCATCGTTGATGTTGGCGTCCAGCGTGCTGCTACCGTCCGGCCAATCGATGATCGCCTTCCAGGCCATTACATGTACCTCCCGGAGTATGTCCAGCTAAGGGTTGCCGTGGTCGTTACGCCGATGACCGTCATGCGCGCCGCGGCCCCGCCTAGGATCGTGAGCCAATTCGTAGTCACCTTGCCGGTCTGCTCAGTCCAGTTTGTTCCGTCCGTCGAAACGTAGAGACGGCGCGCGTCACAATCGAATTTGACGTAGACTCCATTCTCTATCGCGTCCGTGTAATCGAGATAGTCCCCGGTCGTGTAGTTCCAAAGCTGGAACACGCTGGCCGCAATGACCGTTCCCGTGTTCTGTAGAGTGATTACCGGGCCTACAGGCGCGTTACCCGCGACAACCCCGTCACCGACAAGGGGGCCGGGAATGTAGACCGTCTGCGGGTTCGTCGTGATAGCCACGGAACTGGGGCTTGCCGACGTGGCGATCATGTTCGGCTGCGCAAGGAATCGGATCTCTGTCAAGACTGTTGTCGAATTGAGTGGCTTGCATTTCAGCGCAACGCCGTCCCACCTCGCGAGCCAGTGGCGATCCGTGTACCAGAACGAAAGAGCCACGTCATCATCAGTTGCCAACGCTGCATTCACTGCATCGAGCGTAGTCTTCAAATTTGATCCCTGTATGCGGACAGGAAACACGACTTCTATTGGCTCGGCAAGTTCTTGTTGATACCAGATTTTGTCCGAGGCCGGGAGTCCGTATCCTTTCACGGGCCGGTTAGTTGCCGTGCGCGGTTCCCACCCGGATAGAACGATCACGCCGAGATTCGTAAAGTCGATACTGTTGAAAGTGAAACTCATGAGAGCACCATGCTGAGGGCCATTGGAATCTGTTGGGAAATCCGTTGCGAGATTTTGTCAATATCCGCCTCTTCGCGAATCGTCAAGTTTGGGAATGACGTATTGATGTTGATAGTTTGCCCGCTACCGCCCCCGGCTTTTGATTGAGGCATGCCCCCGCCGAGTGAACCGGCGCTTGTCGTGCTTGGGGAATTCCGCAACTGGAGATCGGCACCGCCTCCGCCACGCAACCCCATTTCGCCGCCTATACCCCTAGAACTCATGACCCCCATGTTTGCGCCAGGAACAGAAACGTTGAGCATTTCCTGTACAGTGGGTTCCGTTGCGGGTTCCGTTGTGGGTTCCGTTGCGGGTTCCGTTGTGGGTTCCGTTGCGGGCTGTTTTACGAGCAACTGTTCTCGATACCTCAATATCTGTTGCTCTAAGTAGTTCACTGTAATAGTCAGCCTCTTCAATTGGTTTTGCAAATTGCGAATGATAGTCTGCTCATTGACGTACTCTGGACCGCCTTTTTCCAATAGAGGGAGACCTGCTTTTTTCTCCTGAATTACCTCTCTGATCCGAGCAACTTCATTGTTCGCTCGTCTCCAGTGGTCTTCTGTCTCGGCAAGTTTGTCATCTGTAGATTTATCGACCGTTCCGCCTAGAGCCATTTTCAGAACGTTGCTCAAACGCAAGTTTGACGTTTCCGCCGCAGTGCTGATCTCGGTGCCTACCGGGAGCGTGTAGAGTCCTGGGCCGCCAGAGCCGAGTAACATCGCGCGCGAATCCGGGGTGACCGCAAGCTCCGGGCCCTCTTCACCGGCAAGCACGGTCGCGACTTTCGCTCTGCCGCCGCCCGCCATTGCTTGCACGCCGCCGACAATGCCGCCCATTGCCTTTGCTTGGACAACGCCGCCTGTTGCATGTGAATCACCGCTGAACCCCGATCCCCATTTTTCCCATCCGAACCAATCAGCAATCTCGTTGTATAACCGCCGAAACCAGCCGATGACGTCATCAACGACATTCAACATAAACCAATTTACACTCCTACGCAAGTCAATTGTAAATTGGTTCCAGAGCATCACGAGTGCATTAGTGCTTACTTTTTCGCCTTCGACGATTGCTTCACCTGAGGCTATCCACGCCGCTTGCCGTTTCTTCGCCGCATCAACGCCCGCCTTTTTCTGCTTGCCGCTTTCATCTACAGTCGTATCGGTTTGGTAAGTCAGCCAGTCAAGGCTATGGTTGATGTAGTCTTCAAAGGACTCGGTCATTGCTATATTGGATTCATTCTGTGCTTCAGTAATCCCCTCATGCGTTAGCCCGGTCTTTTCCAGGATCTTATCATATGACTTTACGTACCAGTCATAGATGTCATCCAACATCTTTTGTTCGCGCCGGGATATTTCGTCTTCTTTCCGCTGCTCCTTTTCGAGCCGCTCATCGATGGCATATTGAGCCTTTTCCAGGGAATCATCGTACCTTCGCTGCTCTTCCTCTGCCCTCCGCTGATTGCGTTCGTACTCCTTCGCAAGCTCTTGCTGAAACGCCTGCTCCTGTGCGGCGAGTTTTGCCTGCAACCGCTCCTCGGCGCGCGCGAGGTCACGGGCCGCCCGCGCCTGCTCTTCCTTGTACTCCCGCGTGATTATCGACTGTTTGTATGCGGTTTCCGTTTCGAGATCTTTGAGTTCCTTTTCGAGCTTCTTCTTTTTCTCTTCATCTTCCTCGGCGTCGATCTTCTCCTGCAACGCTTTTTTCTTCTTCGCCGTATCGGATGCGAGGTCTACGGAATCATCGCGATATTCCTGGGCCCGGTCAATCGACTTGTCGCGGAAATCCTGTTCTAATTGATACATCGAGTTATAGGTCTCGATCTGTTTCTCGAAAAAGCTCTGGTACAGATCGTCAAGCGTGCGGCCTAAGTCTCCCGCGATATCATCGATGTTTTGAGAATGCGCCTGGAACATTTCCTGTTGCGCATAAGCCCAGTCTTCCTCGATGTCCTGGACATCTTGCGCAGACTCCGCAAATGCTGCGGACGTTTTATCGGCGGCATCAGATAGCTTCTCGGCGTAGTCTTCCGTAAGATCAGTGATCTTCTCGTGTATTTCAGGCGGCAACTTGGCGAACCGTTCCAAGACCGCAGCAGCGGCCTCGGCAGACGTTGCCACCATTCCATATGCCTCCGCCAATGCACCGGCGATTTTCGTCGTATCGATCATGCTCTCTTTTTCATAGCCCAACGATTCGAGTAGCTTATCGACTTTTTCTTTGTCATACATAAGGATCTGGCGAAGGTATTCCGCTGAGTATCCCTGCTTGACGATGAATGCCGCCTGCTCGGCGTTGATGTTCTCGTTAAGACGAAGGTTGCGGCCCTGTGCAAACTCCTGCTCCGTCTCGGCCCGCTTGGCGTAATGCTCGAATGCCGCGCGGAACACGACATCCTGACTGGTCTTTTCCGCCTCGTGGTATACCAGCAATCGTTCGTTATAGTCCTTGTTCTTAAGTGAGTTCGCGTCAATCTCTACGCCGTGCGCCTTGAGCGATTCGACATACTCTTTCTCTTTCGCATCAAGGTTGGTCTGCGTTACCGCAAGCTCATCAAACGCCTGTTTTGTTTTATAGGCTGAAATAACGATGGCCCCGAGAGCGATAGCAATCGCGCCGATGCCGATGATCCATGGAGCCGCCGCGAGCAAAGCCCCGGATGTCATGATGCTACCGATGCCGGAAACTACCGTGCTTGCCGCCGTCGTGATGACGGTAAACCCGGAAGACACCGCCGCCATGATTTTAGGACCAGCAACCCACAGCGTGTGCAGCGCGCCCCATGTAGTAATGAACGGTTTGACGACAAGCAAAAGACTACCAAGCGCCAGCGACATACCCCCGACCGCCGCTCCTATAAGAACGATGTCCTTCGTCAATTCGGGATGTTGCTTCGCCCACTCACTCATACTTTTTATCGTAGGTATGAGTATGTCGAGAAAGCCCTTTATCGGCGGGATCAACGCCTCGCCAACCGTAACGGCAAGGGCGTTGAAATTGTTCTTCATTATATCAATTTGAGAAGCTGTAGTTGTATACCGTTTCGACGCCTCTTCGGCAAGGGCCGTGTTCTCTTTGAACGACTTGTTGCCAAGCTCAATCGACCCGGTAAGCATGTCAGACGCAGCAGCCGAACGCAGGATGGCGTCGCGCATCCGTACTTCGGTTATGCCCATCGCGTCAAGGGTCTGGATGACGCTACCACCGCCATCATCTATTTTCTTAAGTCCCTGAACAAATGCAACAATAGCGCCCGATGCATCCGTCTGGAATTTCACCTTGAACTGGTCCGCCGTCATTCCGGCAACGGTGGCAAACCGCTCCAGTTGCGCACCGCCTATTTCAGTACTGGTCTTCATTTCGATAATGAGCTTAGAGAACGCTGTGCCGCCAGCTTCGGCCTCGATACCTACTGACGCTAAGGCATTAGCTATACCGAGAATATCACCGGTAGACATTTTAGCCAAGCCGCCCGCAGCGGCAAGGCGAAGGCCCATCATGGCAATGTCTTTTTCCGTAGATGCGCCAGCATTACCAAGCGCAACAATAGTTGAGCCTAGGTTAGAAAACTGGGATTGGTCCATCTGAGTGATGTTGGCAAATTGCGCCAACATCGTTGCGCCCTCTTCACCGGCAAGATTGGTAGCTATCCCCAAGTCCGCAATTGTGCGGGTAAACCCTAGTATGTTTTCCTTTCGGATTCCAAGCTGACCGGCGGCTTCGCCGATTTTCATCAACTCAGTCGTGGTAACAGGGATTTCGAGCGATAGCGCGGTAAACTGTTCGCGCATGACCGCGAACTCTGCTTCGGACGCATCGACGGTCTTGCGGACCCCAGCGAATGCGGACTCGAACTCGATGGCCGCCTTTACGCCTAACGCCATCGGCGCGACTATCGCGGCGCCCAAAGCCGCAAACCCTATACCGAGCGTTTGGGTAGAAGCGGTCATCGCCTGCATCGATGACTGGATTTTGGTTTGCGCAGCGTCGGCGGCCTGATTCAGGTTGGACAGGTCGCCTTTGAAATAGAGGACCGCATCACCGATTGAAATACTCATGCAACGCTCCTCTTTAGAGGACGATTCCCCTTGCTACTATTGCAAGATGCGCATGCGGGTACGATGTTCTCTGCCGCGTGATTTCCGCCCAAAGAAATAGGGACAACATGGTCTTGCGTTGGCCTTAATACATCGGAAAACGAACGCCCACAATAGGCACATCGAAAGTCATGTTCTTGGAGAATATTGGCCCAGTCTTCCGCTGTTAACGTACAAAGCATATCGGCAAACAACGATCTCCTCTTTGCCCGTCCGCGCTTCATATTTGCGTGGCCTTTCTCTGTCTGTCGGAATTTTGCGAAAGCCGCGCGCCCCTTTTCAGAACGAGAATAGGCCCTGGTTTTGAGTAGGCATTCCTCCCTGTTTTCCCAATAACGTTTTATTCTATAGGTGCGTTCCTCATTTTTGTGCTTGTCATGGTAGGCGCGCTTATAAGAGATAACGTGCCCTGCATTTTTGATCAACCATGCGCGATGCTCTTGACGTTCACATGCCTTGCATGAATGTCTATGAGGACGAAAATCAGCGATGTGCTTTTCTACCGCACAACGCTTACAAATCCGCACCATTTCAGCAGCCATTTCAATTCACTCCGCCGTACACGCGCTCTATCTCGCCACTCCGTCCGGCCTGCGCAAAGTCAACCCGGCAATCCTGAAAACCCGTTCTACCGCTCTGCGCATCGTTGCGCGCCTGTATGCGGTCATTCAGCCGCTCGATGTATAGGTCCAGTTGCGCGCGCGTAAACCGTTCTCGGATATGGACGTGATCCCATCCGTACTCAGACGCCATTACCTCGAACGCTTGGCTCAGGCCGGCGGCGTCATCACCGCTTGCCAGAACCGCCGCGTAGGGTTTTCGGTTGCATAGCATTTGTCAAAGGCCGAAAGGATCTCATCAACCGTTCCGGCGTTGACGGTCTTCGCGGGGATTCCATACTTGACAAGCAGATCGCGGATCATGATCATGTCGCCGCCCGCGCCCGCCTCGATAGCGCCCTGGAACTCCTTGATCAGGTCCGCATCTTTCTTGCCTTTGATATCGATGCCCCGCGCGTCGGCGTTGATCTTTGCTTGTGTGAACCAAGCATTCTTGACTTCCTTGACCCATGCAACTGACTTCTCGATTGTCAGCGCGCGGACCTCGACGGCTTTTCCACCAAACGGCAGCATGATCTTGCCGTCCTCGATCAGGATATTTGTATCGGTCTTCTCGGGCATGTCGCTCCTTCATTGCGGTTAGGGCGGGAAGCCGCGAAGCCTCCCGCCCATTTCCGGTTTCTCTTAGCTCGTGGCCGCCGAGATGTACTCGAACAATTTGCGACACTTGCCGCTGTTGTTCGTGGCATCGCCCATGACTTCCCACGTGAGGCCGAGCGTCCGGACCTTCCCGGCCTCTGCCGTGAAGTCGCCAGTCATGAGGCGCTTGCACCGGAAGTAGTGATGCACCTGGCCCCAGCCCTCGTCACCCATTGGCCCCTGGTAGACCAGGGCAATGGCGTACAGCGAGGCGTCGGCATCGGCGATGCTCGGCTGCGTCAGCGTCTGCAAGGAGACCTGACCGGCGCCCGCTGGGGTCAACACATTCAGCGCGGCGGACAAGCCGAGGTTGAATGCGTCGAGGTCGGTTTCTTTGATGATCAAGGCGAGCTCGTCGAACCCGATCTCAACGGTGTTGGAATCCGTCTTGCACTCGGACCACGCGGGCCGGTGGTCTTCCGTCTTATGGAGCGGCTTCACCTTCGCGCCGCCGACCACGTCCGGGAGTTCCTCCCAGTTTGACCACGTAATACTGGACGCGGCCAGACTCGGCAAGCTCGTGCCGAACGCGGCGAGGTAAGCTTTCGGCCCGCCGCTTCTCCGATTTGCTCTTGTATCGCTCATGGTTAGTGCTCCTTCTCGCGGGGACCTCCCGCGCAATAGCCCAAGACACTATGTCTTGGGCCTCATCGTAACGTTCCAAAACGTCAACACAAACGGCCACTTCGTAACGGGATCAAAAAGCGACTGGCCGATTGTTTCCTCTTCGGCAGACATGACATTTCCGCTGGTTACATCATGCCCTTCTTGTCCGTGCAGGCGATCATAGAGCGCCTGATAGACGGCCTCAGCCTGGGCGTGGCTATCTGTGCCGCCAAAGCATTTGATCTGAAAACTTGGCGCGTGCTCCGTTGGGCCCAATGCCGACCGCCCGCCACGCCGCATGACTTCGAGCGCCGCCTGTGTGTTCGTGAATCCCGGAGGCAGCGCGGGACAATAGACCCGCGTGGCCACGAGCGTGTAGAGGCTCGTCGCCGTTGTCTTCAGCCATTCCACGAGCACTGCGTTGCAGTCGATCATTTGAGCATTCCCTCAAGACGGCTGTGGGCTTCCGCCATTGCGCGATCAAATGCTGGCTTAATATACGGGCGCGCGGCCATTTTCGATGTCCCAATTTCGAGATAGCCGCCGTAACCGGATGTCGCAAAGACGCGAAAACCGACATCATTGCCCGTCGGCGTTCTTTCACTATCGCCGGTCGGCGGGCTTTCTCCAAATCTTTTAACGCCACTCTTAGCGGTGAACTCAGCCCCGATACTCTTGCGATTTGTGCCCGTGTCACAGGGGCTGTTTTCTACCGCGTATTTAACCGTTATGTTTGCCATTTCCTGTAGTACATCAGCAACATCTTGATTGACTTTTGCCATCTTGCGCCAGAATTCCGCCGGGTCCCATCTTATTGCAAAGGACGCATCCATTAGCCGCGCCCTCCCGGCGTTACCGCCACAAGCTTCAAGATATGGCAACCGATACCCGCTTGCGGTGCCCCGTCGATCCGAAACTCCTGGACCGGGGATACCGCTCGGCCATACCGTTTTGTCAGACGTATCCGGTCAAGCCCGGTGATCGACGCCGTGAGAGGAAGGCGCAGAATGCCCTCCGAAAAGTTCGCCTGAGCCGCGCCTGCCTCTGCCGTCAGTGCTTGCGTAGCCGGGGTAAACCCACAAGCCGTTTCCGCCGTCGCCCACGTAACGGCCTCGGTGACGTATGTCCCGCTCGTGGTCTCTGCCACAATACCGAGCAGACAGGCGTCGCGCATGGTCGTGAGAATGACCGATTTCATGCGCGCCAGTGTGGCCGCCGGGATCGTAAGCATTAGGTTCTCCCTAAAGGATCGACGTAGGCGGTCTCGTAGGGGTCCTCAAGGTTTTCAACCGCCGACCGGCTAATCTCATAGTCATCAAGCAGAGTCAGGGCGCTGACGTCAATCTGGGCCAGTTCTAGACATGCCTGCGCGTGGACGAGCCGGTTCTTGTCCTCAAATGACATGCCGTCCGCCGAGTATTTGAGGTCCCCGCCGAGATACTTCACGACCCGCTGCCAGACAGCGAGCCGGGCATACGCGCGGGCGCTCTCGACATCGACATCCCCGATAGCCGTTTCACCGGCCAGCACGAGCAGATCGTTGACGGCCTCAGCGTAGGAGCCAGCATCGGAGGCCCCCACGGTCCACACGAGAGCGGCGGCGATGTCGCCGATGTCCGAAGCCATGAACTCTGCGATGGTCTTTTCGGTATAGGAGGCTGGCAAAGACAAGGCGCGCCCTCCTATTTCCCGCGTTTACCCGCGTGCTTCGGTTCGCTGTCGCCTTCGGGTTGACTCGGCGGCTTTACGAGCGCCGCCACGATTCCATCGAGGAAATCGGCGACGGCCCGCCGCTGGTTCAGCCCGGATACCTGGATCGCATTCAGATCGCCCTGGGTCCGCAATGCCGGGATCTCACAAGGGATGTTAAGCGCCTTGCCGATCTGTTCGGCGGCGGCAACGATCCGGTTCTGCGTAATCGCGCTTTCACGCGCAAAAGCTCCTGGGTGCATAGTGCGTCTCCCTTAGTTGTCCGCGACGAATAGTTTGCTCCACAACGTCCCATCCCACACAAGCATGATCTGGTCCGTTGCGCCGAGCGTCACATCGCCGGAACCCAGGTCCGTGTTCGCGGAATTCTTGATCACGATACTGTCTGAGGCATTGATGTTTTTCAACAGAAGGATCTGGCCATCAAGCCGCCCGTCTGCAATCGCGTCAGTCGTATCGGATGTAATAGTCGTAGCGCTGGATAGCCACAAGGCTGACGCCGTAGTTGCGGGAATCGTAAAAGTGTTGGCGAGAATTTCCGTTGTCGGCGTGAAAGCGGCGATCCCGCTGACGCGGAATTCATTCGTCACGCGCAACCACTTCATTGCCTGTCGCGCATAATTCTGAGCCGACACGGGGGCCTGTGAGAACGGATAGATCGGCATGATGGAGCCGACAAATACACCGGCGCAGATCACGAAAGTCACGCACAGCGCCGTAAGTTTGTTTTTCATCGTCGTATCCTTTCATTCAACTTGAGGCGGGCTGCGGAGGGAGTGGGGGCCTCCGCAGCCCTATCGCTGGGTGTGATATGGTTAGATCGCGAGCGGCGCGTCATACCCGGTCGGGATCGCATAGGCAGCGTCCCCAATCCGCATGACGAGCGCTGCCACGCGCTTCATGACGCCGAATCCGCAATAGCGAATCATTCGTGTCTCCATGATGTTGCCGTCAGGGCTGTTGTTCTCGATGAAGAGGCCCTGCAACTGGGCGGGCACGTGTTCGCGCATTGCGAGAACTGCGCCGGCTGCGAGAGCTTGGGCGACGATGTAGCTGTCAGGAAGTGCCTTCCATTCCACGATCCAGCACTTCGACACGCGCCCGATCACGATGTCGCCGGGTCCGAGAATCCGGGACAACTGACTCGCGGGCGGTAACGTGGCCGAGGTCATGGCGGGCTGAATGAACGCATCGCGGACAGGAACGAAGTCTCCGAGAGCCTCAATCGAGGCCACGAGATTCGACGGCACGTAGCAGGCAACTTCGGTCCCGTTGCCGGGGTGCTCTGCCAATTCCGTGTAAATCGTCGGGAACGGATTCGTCGCGTCCGCAATCGCGGCGGCCTGGGCGAGGTAGTGTTCATCCACGGCCGCCGCGCCGCCGCCGACCCGGACATACGTCTGGGTGTCCGAATTTGCGAGCGGCAGGATCGCGACGTTGCCGAGCTTGAACACTTCATCGTAGTAGTTGTACGACACGTTGTCGAAGATTGCCGCGAGCAGTTTCCGGCGCAACGTACGCAAGTCCCGACCCATCGCTTCGATAGTCAGCTTGTTAGCGTCCGCGCCGGTCATGTAGGCGCGCGACACGCGGTTGCTGGCCCATGCCGTGCCCCCGCCGGAAATCGGATATCCAACGGAGATCGGGGCCGTCATCGGAATCGGCAACGGATTCCCGAATGCGTCAAGAGGCTGCATTTCTCCGCCGCCGACTTGCTGCACGAGATCCTTTGCCAAAGTCGTGCGTTCAATAAAGGTGCTGAGCATCGAATTGAGCGCGCGCGTATGTTCCGTGGCGCTTTCACGGACGGCGTCGAGCACGATCCGCTCACCGATGTTAGATACGCGGTCAGCGAGAACCGAGTCGAGGCTTACGAAGCCATATGCAAGAGCGTTAGCCATGTCAGTTCTCCTTACAGGTCAACCCGGAGCAGCTTGTCCGGGGTTGTGGTGGCATTGCCAGGAATGACGGTCATGTTTCCATGAGGCAGCGCGTTACTACCCACGGTGTCAGCGAGCAATCCGTCTGTATCACTCAGAAAGACATCGTCGTCATAGGTCAGCGCATCGAGGGCCGCGCCGATATCCACGATTCCTTTGCGGACGGCGGTCACGGTTTCATTTACGACGCGACACGGCGTAATCAGAATCCCGCACAGGCGGGCCTCCGCAGCGCTTGAACCGTTCGCCTTTTCAAGCAGACCCGTTGTCGTATTGATTTTGACGGCGACGCCGATAGCCATGACTTCGCCTGCCGGTCCCGTGATCTGTTCAAGAACTCGAACAGGGCGGCATACCGTGATGGTCAAATTAGCGGCCATGTGGTGCTCTCCTTATTGCGCCGCTCTGTATTAGCCAAGGCTGGCCATACTCACGGAGCGTGCGCGTTTTTCTTCCGGTGTCAATTCACTCGACCCCACTTTGCCTCCGGGCGCGGCATCATGTTTGCCGTTACCGCCGGAGACCGACTCGCCATTTTTGTCAAGCCATGCGAGTTGCTCATAGGGGTCGAGCTTTGCCAGTAGTGCATTGATCGCATCGGGGAGGGCCATACTTTTCTTGCGCGCTTCGAGGTGGGCGTTGATGACGGCCTCCGCTTTGTCGCGGGCCGTCTTCGCGTCCTTGAGTTCGGCGATCTGGCCGGTCAGTTTTTCGAGTTCGGTTTTCTGAGCCTTGGACAGTTCCTCGAACTTCCCGGCCTCCAGTAGCCGAGCCTCTTCGGCCTGCTTCTCGGCAAGGTCTTGGTCAGCTTTCGCCTTGCGAACCGTTTCCAGTTCGGCATTCGCCGCCTTCGCCTGTTCGCGCAGTGTGTTCCGTTCGACCTTCGTCTTGGCAAGCGCCGATTTTAGGCCCGTGAGATCCTCCGGGTCTTTGTCCTCCGCGCCCGCGTCCGTGGTCTTTCCGGCCTCGCCGGTCTTGGGTTCGCCGCCGCTGACATTGCCAGCGTCTTTCGCCGCCTCGCACAGGACTCGCCATGCGGGGGCTTTAGGCTGTAACAACATGATTCGTTCTCCCATTTGCGGTTTCTCAGTGGGGAATTTTCCCCGGTTCGATGGGGAATATAACCCACCACTGAACGAATGTCAAGGGAAATTTTTGCCGGGTAGGAAGAATTTGCCTAGTTGGGATGTTCCACGTGGAACATTTTGCCTAGCGGAAATGGCGAAGGCCGCCAACATGTGATGTCAGCGGCCTCACCCAACAAAAGGAGGAGTGACTACGAGCCACAGGGGAAGGCTATCAGAATTGTCATCGAATGTCAAGCGCGGAATTTCACGCAGTCGATTTGGCTGACCGCTCATATGGCGCAGCGGGTTCACGGACTGCGAGGTCGACGAACCATGCCCAGGCTTCAGGGTTGTCACGTATAAAGGCGGTTAGCCCAAACCCGCAAGCGCCGACCTGCTCTTCTTCTTTAACCATTCCGTCTTTCACTTCCGGGCCATATAGATAGCCGAAGGCGTGAAGGATCTCATGCAGAAACGTCACCGCGATCCGTTGCCGCTTGCGCCCGCGTGCGAGTCGGATCACCTGCGTATTGGAGTTGTGCAACCCGAAGGCACGCGCGTCTTCCTCTTCCGTCTCGTCCATCCAACGGATCTCGTAGTCGAATGGGCCAATACGGATGGTCTTAGGTTCGGTCTTCATTGCGCGGCTGGCGGCGCGGAATCAGGCGTTGACGGGGTCAACGCCGTCCTGATCATATTCTCCGCTGCTTGCAGATTCGCCCAGTCCTGAAAAACCAGGCCGCTCTCCTTGCCCTTCTCCTTCGCGAACATCGTCCCGGATTTGAGGACATTCATGATCATGTCCAGCGCCTGCAGTGGGTCCATCCTGTTTCTCTCCTTGGTTGTCGATTACGGTCCGCAATACGGTTGCCGCCTCGGAATACTCCGCGCGGTCTCCATCTGTCACTACGCGCTTCCCAGCGCCTTCTCTGACCATCGTGGCCAGGTGGGCGCCCATGTAGAGCCTGTCCAGAGCTTCTGTGGGTGTCATGCTGCCGTCTCCGATTCTGCGGCTGCTGCCGCGTTGGCTTCGTCTACCGCCTGCTTTGTCCGGGCCGCGCGCGCCGCCGCCCGCTCTTGCGCTTGCTCTAATTGCCCTTTGCCAGTGTCACGCACGAAGGCGACGGCACACCGGCAACGGATGTGGTGAGGGGGGTGCTGACTGCCAGAGGCGAAGGCGTCATTTATCGGGATCGGCCCTTGCCCCTCGCTCTGCCGACAGATTTCCGAGACACGTGCATCGCCGACCGAAATGCTTACCTTGTGCGTGTTCCCCTGCTTGATCCCGGTTTCAAGTGCGCCGGATTCCAGGGCCTCGCCGATCTCATTGATCGCTATAACGCGCGCCCGGTCGTTGATGAGCCGCGCCTGTTCGCGCGCGACGGCCTTCTCGAGGGCGTCTCCCGTCTTGCCCGCCGCCTCTTGTTTAAGCCGAAACTTCGCCAGACTCTTCTCGCGATTCGAGTCGAGGCCAAGCCCCTCACGGAGCAGGCGCCCGGTCCCGTCGACGCCAAGCTGATTCTCGATCCCATACGCGATCTTCTCGGCCAACTGCTGCCGCATTTCCTCGGACACGCGCGTCACGAGCAGGGCGGCCTTATCACGTGCCGCCTGCATGACCTCTTCGCGTGTCGCGCCTGAGAGGGCCGCGCGGACGGCCTCATACATGGTTTCCTCCATTAGCACCCGGAGTTCCTCGAGGGAGACGTATTCCGCGAACATCGTAAACACGTCGTCTAAGAAGTCTTCAGTCATTTGCCCGTGTTCTTCTGCATGACTTTCGCCAATGCCCCGCTCTGCGTCATTGCCGTGACGCCCTTGTCAACGGTCGCCTGTAACGTCGCGGCGATGTCCGGCTGTGTGGCCGCGGCAAGTTTCTCCTTCGCCGCGAGCGCCCGCGCAACACGCATAGGGTTGTCTGTGAGGTCCTGTACCCCGCCGCCGGTAGCGGCCTCCCGCTCTTTAGCCTGAGCCGCGTCGATTTCCGCTATGTCATCATCGCTGAAATGAGCGAACTTTTTCATTGCCATCCCGACAGGGACACCGGCCTCAACGTACACTTTCGCCGTCTCGCCAAGGCTCTGAGGATCGCTCATGACCACTTCGCGTTCAACGAAGCTGTGATTGAAGTCCCCTTTGTCATATGAGCCGAGCGACTTGTCCAGCACGCCGTAGGCGATCCCGACGCTAAGCGCCATTTCCTGTGCGCGTATCAGCGCCGACTCCGCATTGCCACGTACCTCAATCACGCGGTCAATCGCCGGGGCCATGCGATACAGGAGCGCGCGCCCGCTCTCGACGCCAGCGGCGGCTACGTCATAGTAGTAAAGCTCCGGCAGATCCCGCTTGATTTCATTCAGGTCAGCGAGAAGCAGGTCGAGTTGCGCCTGCCAGTTAATGTTCGGGACCATGTGCTCGACTTTCGAGAGTCCCGGCAACCGCCAGACCTCCTCGTCGCCGACGTAATCAATAGTCGATGTTGCCGAGAATTCACGGGGGTTCACTGCCTCGCCTTGCACCGTCGGCGCGGGCATCGGCTTCCCCTTCGCGTCAACCCAGTTCGCAGACACGGCAATCGTCGGGCGGCCGTACCGGTACATGAGCGAGTGTAACGTGGTGGCCGTCAGGTTCGCGGCGTCGATTTTTGTGAGCACCGGCCATATTAGCGGCAAGCCCCTCTGCTCTTCAGCAGCCGACTCCCACAGATCGCGAAACGGCGCGTGTACCCATGGGATGAAGTCGAATTTGAGATCCTTCCACGTCAACGCTTCATCAGCGGGCCCGAGCCGGTCAAGCGGCGTCCGGTAATCGAAAGCGTGGTCATTCCACTTCTGAACGCCCACATCATTCCAGTATTCCGTGTAGGTATGTGAAGCGCCACCCGCGTCTTTCCCTTGCGGGGTGTCATAACGGAGCGCCCGGACGATCCCCCGCTCATCGAGCTTGAAATCTGTGACATACTTCGGGTGTATAAGTTCGAGATAAACGGATTTTGCTTTGCCTTGAATCTTCTTCTTCGCGCCGGATTCTGGATCGAGTTGTTCAACAGGGTCTGCCCGCGACGTAGTCACCCGTATAAACAGGTCCCCGTACTTCGCGATGTTTCGAGCGGCCACCTGTTTCTTCGCAGACCAGTTGCTCCATTTCCAGATCTGCTCAATCGCCGCTTGCAATGCCTCCGCGTTCGACCCGTCAATATGAAGCGGCATGCACCCAGGGAGCACGCCCGGCCAGAGTTTCGAGGGATAGAATTCCACGGCGGCGGTGGTAGGGTTGCGAAGTTCCACGCACTTTGCAGCCCACGCGGGGATCGATTTCACAGCCTGCCGGATGTCATCGTACATCCCGTTGGATTGGTAGTAGCGGTCCAGGAGTTCGTATCGTTCGCGCGGCGTGTACTCCGTGGTCTTGACGATGCCCTGCGTACCGAGCATCCGCGCGAAGGGTTGCGTGAGGCGAGAAAGGATCATCGCAGTAAATCTCCTATCATGCCGGGGATACTACCGCGAATCGGCGGAAATGTCAACCGCCTTTAGAAACTGCGCCTGCCTTGCCACGCCTGCCACGCCTGGCCTAGCCCTGCCTCGCCTCGCCTGGCCACGCCTCGCCTGCCTTGCCACGCCTTGCCCCGCCGCGCCTGGCCCGGCCACGCCGCGCCTCGCCACG